TAAGGTAGCTCTATCGTTATTGCATTCGTGGATTAACAGACATCATACCTTTTTTGATTTCATCTTCAGCTATGTCTTCATCAACAGGCTTTCCAAATCTATCAACTTTAGGTTTTTCTTCTACTGCACCACCTTCTTGCATTTCTTGTCTCATAGCATCAGCTTCCATTTCGGCATCTTCCATCATACTTTGTAATCTGTCCGCGCCTATTTGCTCTGTAGCTTTTGCTGTGAAGACAAACTCACCATCCGATAACCGTGCTGGTATCGAATCGGAGACTCCAGAACCTGGGCCATCAACTGGGCCAGCTCCTGAAAATTCTGTTGCCACATCCATAAGTTTATCAAATATAACACTTAGTTGTGGGCTTTCATCTAGTACGTCCATTAGTAGTTCTTCTTCTTCTGGTTCTAATGCTTGTTCAACTACAAAGTCTAAGTAGTCATCTTCCATTTCTTCATCAGGAACTACAGATGTTTCCATCATTTGTTCTTCTGGCATCATTCCTGTTTCAGGCATTAACATAGCCATTTGAGTATCTACATCTCCACCTTCTTCATAGCCCATTCGAGCTACAACTTCTGGAGCTTCTTTTCTTAAAGCTTCTATTCCTTTATTAACTTCTCCACCTTCTGCAAATTTAAGAGGTACTTCTTCTATAAGATCAAATTCTTCTAATTCTTCAATATATCTTACTCTTTCTTTATCTGCAGTTCTACTTTGTTGTTCTGCTAGTCTTTCTTGTCTTGCTTTATCTTTTATAGTATCTCTAGATTTTTGAGCTTGTCGAGGACTTGCATAAGGCCCTCTACGCTCTGCTGGATCTTTAGATTTCCAACTTTCTTTTCTTGCGTTTTTTTCTGCCATTTTTCCTTTACTTATTGGACGAGTGGCTTTAGCTTTAGTTCCTTTTGTTAAAACTGATTCTACTCCTTCCTTTTCTATTTGTCTTTTTAGAATATTTTCAGAAGCTTTTTCTTCTATTTTTTTCTGATCTAATTTTTTAAGAACTTCTTTATTTTTGTTTTTTGTTTGTTTTTTAGCAGCATCTCTAGCAGCTTTAGAAGTTGCTTGGCTTACAGCAGATCTTCCATATTTTTTAATAGCTGCTTGCAGTCCTTGTCTTGCAATGAGAGCAAGTATAATTCCAAATTGTACTGCCATTTTATTGTTCCTCTTTAATTATTTGTTTAACTAACTGGGGTAGTTGGAGTAGCCGATCCAGAGAACTGATCTTCCCCTGGCTGCGGAATATTTCCAATTCCGATGTTGCCACCGCCAGTACCTGTAACTCCAATGTCTTGAGGTGCTTGAGGTACTCCTCCACCGCCTCCCATTGCTTGTTGTTGTTGACCAGTGGGTTGAGCTTCCTCGCCTGTATTTTGTCCAGCATTTTGCATCCCTATTATCTGTGCCATCATAGCTGCTTCTTCAGGATCGTTGAGTATTTCATCAGGATCTAAATCTAAGCTATAGGCTAGTTCACTTATTAACTTAGAAATTTTAACAAAAGGAGCAACTGCTGGATTCTGTGCAGTTTGTAAGAACATAGTTAATCTTTGTGATCTTACTTCTTTTTGCATTAAGCTATTTGTTCCAGTAGCTTTAACTTCTAAATCGCCTTCGACATCCATATTTCCTTCAAAGAACTGCATGTTCCATTGAAAGTAAGCTTCCCCCAAAGGCTTTAATAAAAAGTCATCTAAGTTTTTAACAACAGTCTTAATGTTTAAACTTGCTGCACCAAGTAACATTGACATACCTGATGCAGTTCTTGTCATACTCTGAACACCTGTTTGTCCATGTGAGTATGAAGGTAATCCTGTTTGTTCGTCTGCTAGTTGTCTAAACTTATCAAACATCATCATATTTTCATTAGATGTGTTTGGAAATTTTAATCCGTGTATCGCTTGACCAGGCATTCCTGTTTGTCTGCGGAATATCTTACCGGGATATACTTCCATTGATTGACCACCTACAAGAGCAGACTCATCTACATCAAAGACTACAGAGCCTGATAGAGCTAAGTTATCTATAGCCATTCTAGCGTGACCATTCATAACCTGCTGTGAATCACTCATGTTCTCAGCTATACCAATACCAAAAAAGTTATATGGGTTTCTTTCGTATGGGAAAGCATGATAAGGAATACGATACGGAGTAAAAGGATTTATAACTGCTCTTAATATTTTATTACCAGATATCCAAGCATTAACTTGTACTTCGTCTAAATCATCTATGTCTTCGTCTAATTCTATTCCTACTTCTCTAGCATATTCTGCATCCATTAAACCCCAATACTCAAGCACTTCAAAGTTTGTTTGATACTCTTCTTCTGATCTCGCATCGTCTTTTAATTGGCTTTCAAAATCTTTTTCAATATAATTTGCGCCCATTCGTAAACAATCACGAATAGCATCTTCATTAAAGTAAGGCATGTTTTTAAGTTGTCTTAGTTGACTGCGGTTCATTTTATGGCGATGTATTACAAACTCACACTCTTCCATATTAGTTGCTGCAGGATCAGGATAGAAATCCCAACAGCTTACAAATTCTATTCTTGGTACTCTAACCTCTAAAGGGTTATATTCCCTTTCACCTTCTTCGCTCATGCTCCATTTATTTAATTTTTTATTAAAGTTAAATGGGCCTTTAACTATTCCAGTACCTAATAACGAAGACTCTAATAAAGCGTTTCTTATTTCAGATGATCCATTTGATTCTTCTATTTGATCATGGATAAGCTTTTCCATTTTCCTTGCAGCTTTTTGTGCAGGAGACATTTCGGGTACTTGAGGTATTGGAGATAAACCTTCTTTTAAAACTCCTTCTTCTTCTGCTTTGTCTGTAATAGGTGTTTCAAAATAACCATCTCCTAAAGTAGAGCCGGGCTTTAAAACTCTCCCATCTCCCTCATATCCAACATCATATGGGTTTTCTTGAGGAGGATCTTCAAGCCTGTTACCAATATTATCAGGTTGTTCTATGCCTGGTGTAGGATTGTTTATATCTAAATAAGCGTTTTCTTTTTCCCCTTCTGGTAAAATAGTTTCACTAATACCTATAGGAAACTTACCAGTACCAAACATAACATCTACTAGCTGTCCAAAGGCAGCAAGTACTTTTGTTTTAGTAACTTTTACAAATACTCTAGACTTTTCAGATTCTCTAAACTTAACTTTCTTGCTGTAAAGACCTCTGTAGTTTTCATATGCGTCAAGCCATCTACGTTCGTCTGTTTGTCTAGCGTCTTCAGCTTGTTGAAATCTAGATTTAATTAAACCAGCTAAATTACTTTCTTGGGTTTCTTCTAGTAATAATTTTTTACCCACTTCACCGTCAACATCTTCATAGATATTGTCTGCGCTTAAAAAAGTATTTTCGTTTTCTGCCATGTTTAATACCCAAAGGTTGTGTCAGAAGGTGTGTATATTTGTCTTTTTAAATCTCGTATTCTATCATACGGATTTGCTACTCTTGGTCTTCCCATGATCATATAGCGTAAAGCATCATATGCGTGGTCAGACGCATGAGTATCCACATCCTCTGGATTTGTTTTAGATAGAGGAATACTTTGAATTTCTCTTATTAAGTTTGGACAAGTATTAAATATTTGTAACTTAGGTCTTCCGCTTTCTTGAGTCTTTAAGTATTCATGTATCTGGATTTTTCCCTGTACTCTATTCTTATCTGCGCGTCTTAGCTTGTGTCCTTCACGAACTAACGATTCCCCCACAGTAGGGCCTGTTGTTCCAGTTTTAGACCATGCTGCCGTATCTAAAACACCAGGAACTGAGAAAGGATCTTGCAGCTCCATCTCTGTTATTATAGAACCTAAATCCTTTCCTGTCAAGCCTTTTCGATATAATTCTCGATAAATTATTAAAGTTCCATCGTTAATATCTAATGTTCCCCACAAACAACAGCTCTCAGAAGCGTATCCATAGTCAATTCCTTTTACTCTTTCCCATCCTATAGGTATTTCAAAGGGAGTAATAACATGTACATTAGGATCAAATTCAGTAAAAGCTGCGCCTTCTGCTACATCCCAGTTACCTTCTAGTAATTGTCTTCTTTGTGTAGGTGGTAAAGACTTAAGCATTTGTTCATACACACCATCTTCTGCCAAATAAGGGTTATCTGCTAGTTTCGCAGGTATGAACTTTCTAGATAACCCATCTTTTCCTAGAAAACTTGTATTATAATTACCAGGTTCTATATATCTTTTCTTTACCCAATGGGAACCAACACCACCTGGGTTAGCAGTACAACGTAAATATGTTTGTATGTCGGAGTCAGTAGTACGCAGCCGAGAAGCAAGGTAGTTCCAGCTAAATTCTGTAGGTAAATGTGTGATTTCGTCAAAGCCAATCCAACTGTATGCTTGACCTTGATAACGATATACGTCTGCATCGCGTTCAAGGAATCCAAACTCTACCTTTGCGCCACTCGGAAAGTTCCAAAGCTTTTCAACTTCTCTAAACTTAGCACCGGGAAAGGCTAATGGGTATAACTCACGCGATTTATCTATCATCTCTCGCAGTTCTGGCATAGATCGTCTAAGAATCAAGGCACGATGAGCTTTTTTGTGCGCATAACGCAGGGGATCAACTAACATTGCGTAAGATTTACCACCACCTGCAGCACCACCGTAAAGAACATCCTTTTCACCTGCAGCAAGAAAGTCTGTTTGTGGGCCTTCGTTAGGATGAAAGATAACTTTAGAGTCTTTTATAGCTTCTTGTATAGATGGTGTCGTGCTTTCTATATCTTCGGTTGAAACTACTCTACTTTTCTTACTATTAGTAGGAGCTGTAACTTTAGAAAGAAGTTCTTTTTCTTTTAATAGTTTTTCTTTCTTTGCTTTAACGCGCTGTTCAGCTTTTTTAAGCTCTCTTTGTTTCTTTGCTAACGCTAGTTTTCTTTTATGTTCTGAAGAACGGTTATAACTAGCTTTAACTTCGCCTTTGCTTTTAGGTCTACCACTTTTCTTTCTAGGTTTTCCGTCTTTATTTAAAACAAAAGCACCTCTTTCATCAGTAACATATTCTTCTGGAAATATTAACCATAGATCTTTATCTAAATATTTCTTTAAAGATACATGGCTTATCTTTCGCCCAGTCTTTTCAGACAACAAGACAGAAGCTTCTCTTAAAGAAAGCTTTTTATTATATATATTACGGAGAGTCTTGTTTAATTCTTCAAGCTGTGAAGATATAGGCTTTAGATAGCCTTGTATATTACTTAACTTATATCCAAAAGGAACAGTAACGCTTTTCTTTTTAATGTATCCTTTAGGTATATCTGTCATAGTACTTTATTTCATAAATGGTAGTTTTGATACTAATGATTTAAATAGTTCTGGGTTACGTCTTCTAAGTACTATTAACGCAACAACAACTACAAAACCACTTATAAGTAGAAAGTCCATAATCATTCCTCCTTTACAGTTACATCTTCAAATTCAACATCTATAGTTTGCTTTTCAGGCAATATAAAGATGCCTCCTGTGACGTTATGGTTAACGTCTAGCTTCTCCTTTTTAGTAACACCTACTCTATCAAGGATAGTCTGTGCTGCTTGTACTTTAATATTGGCTTGTGGTACAGCATGTTCTGTAGACATAAGTTCAATTAATTTAAAAGCAGCCTTTGGAGCTTCACGAGCAAGTACGTCTGAGGCTAAATCCACTATTTCTTGTCTAAGAGATTGTATTATTTGATAGTGATTTCCTGAGTATCCTGCAAGTTCCGCTGCAAGCTTTAAGTCTCCCTTTGTTTCTACTACGTTTTCAAGGAAAGCTTGTTGTTTTTCTGTGAGGTTTCTTTTTGAGGCTGGTAAATTAGACATAAGATATATTATAGGAACGTTGGAGAGTTTGTCAAGTTATTTATTTTCTTATTAGCCCTTGACAAATGTGAAATTTGACTGTACAATATCCTTGTACCCCCCGGGGTTGCATAGATATACAGAGTAGGAGAGTACTATAAAGCCTTTACTGTGCGCGGAATGCCTCTGTGTAGTGCTGCTTAACACTCTGAAGTTCTTCAAAATGTATAAGATTGTGCATATGTATACCTGGGCCCCTATGGCGACCTGCCTCCCCACTATAAAGAACCCCACCACTATAAGAAACTTCATATATTTCATAGACTTACATAGATTTATATAGCCAAAAAGCATAGCTCTCTATAGATTATTTAATATTTACAGCTCTATAGAGTCTTTTATAGTGCCTTTGCTATAACTCCACAGATCTATACAGCTCTATACAATCCCTATAGATTCTAAACACTTAAAGCATATTCGATAAACTCGATAATTTTTCTAATACTTCATTAATGGGGTATGGGTGTTATCTAGATATAGCGATTCTGGGCATTCTATGGGGTATAGATTGAGAGATTTTTTGTTAGATAGGGGTTAGTCTAGGGTAGGTATATTAATCGTTGCTTAGATCGCAAATTAGGGTGGGTTTATTTTAGGCAAAAAAAAGCCCCAATTAAGGGGCTATAAAACATTGCGTTTTTATTGGGGGTTTTAATATCCAGACATTAAGGTTAATACTACTAAGACGCACACAATACTAAGCATTAAACCAAGCAATACAAAAGGATCTATTAAAGTATACATTATGATAATAACCCCGCTTTTTTAAGTATTGCCATCATTTCATCTTGAGTCAGGTTTTTAGAGGCGTTTTTAACTTTTGTTTTGAATGCTTGTTTTTTCTTAGGTTTCGCTTTTGTATTTTTCATGGTTGCCTTAAAAGCTTTTGAGGTAACGTCAATCCCATAATGCCCCCATTCAGGTGGGTTAACCTCTTCGCATTCTTTCTGGAGTTTATATAATTCGCCTCCAGTTTTTTTGAATACTTGGGCGAAGTCAGGTAATGCTTTAGATACTTGCTTAAAGTAACCGTAATCATGTTCTGATTTTTTAATTGGTACGTATTCAATCCCTAGAGCTGAGTGAACAAATCTAAGTGTAGATCGTATCCCTTTACCATTGATCATCTGGTCTACACAATAGGCTATTTGTTGTGATCTCTTATACATTCCTTGAGATTCGTTTTTAGTGAACTGCTTTTGTTTTTTAACTTTAATTGATGATTTTTTCATCGATGTAATACCTCTTTATTGTTTGGCGAAATTGCCATCGTCAACCATTGGGCTAACTGGTTTCAGTATTGACTTGATGACATGCAAAAGTCAACCATGCCCTGAATGCCTTGAGTTTATTGGGGTTCAAGCTCTCACCATTTTTGAGCAATTTTCAAAAACCCCCTATTTTTTAGTGAATTTATAGTCAAAATCCCAAAATTACACTTATTATAATAAGTTGGCCTAGTTCTGGTTTCTTTAGGAGGAGTCTTAATAATGTTCTGTATCCTATAACTGGCCACCTATAGCTGCCAGGGAACTATAGTTTAATCAAGACTGTAGGCATTTGACTGTCGAATGGGTTGTCGTGCTATGCTGTCCTCAGGACATCGGGAAACATATTTTAACATCCTAAGAGGGAAAGCCATGAGAAAGAAAAACCACACTATCGTTTTAAACGATGACACATCTGTCACAACTAAAGCAAACACAGACCAACTTATTACAAAGATTGATAAAGCAAATCATGATGGTGGTATGTTATTATTTAAGAGCATCTCTTGTAATATGTATAAGCGAGGTGCAAAATATTTATACACTTATTTCTTTAGTCTTAGACCAGCACCAGAAGAATACATGGTAACATTAGTTAATGTTAGACCTAGAGATACTAAGTACGCTGTCAATACTGGCAACTCTGTATGGGATTCTCCATACCACATACCATTACAGGAGGAAGTGTAATGAGATTGATTGAAAAACAAGCGTTACATAAAAGTCTTCGAGACAGTTTAGTACCAATGTTATCAGACTTACGTGAGAGTGAAATCTTGCACATAGGGACAAGCTCAATTATATATGTATCTACTTTAGGTTTTTTAGTTTTTAAAGATCATGAAATTACTAAAGACAATGAGTATTTTGAAGAGGTAGAAGGCATTATGGAGTTTAGTAAATGTTGGATTAAACAAACTCCCGATGAAGCACTACGACTTATTTCTTTAGATACTTTAAAAGAGTTTGTAGAAGATTATGAACTGCACTTAAATGAGGTAAAGGAGGTAGCTCAATGATATTAAAAGATAGATTAGAGTTTGCTCAAAATATTATAGAATCTTACGAGCATATTAGAAATAACGGAACACCAGAAGATATTAAAGAAATATATAATATTATAGCTGGTCGAGATTTAATAAACCACCCCTATGTTATAGAAAAGCACCGCAAACATATTGACTTTAATTCTTTTATGACTAACTTGGATAATAGTAACAAGCGCAGTTATACTAAGGCAGTATATTTAAGAATGGTTAAGTTAAAGAAGGAAGGAAACTTAACACCATTTAAAAACCATTGGGAAGTAAATGAAAATGATTGAACCTTATATACCTACTTGTGATGATTGTGGGGAGGAACTAAACTATCAAGAGAAAGAGGAAGATGTTGGTATATTCTTTCAAGGGTGGTGGTGTGAATCTTGTGATAAAGAATTATAGTATGTTCGCTGGGCTAACTAATTTATATAGGCATTTGACAGGATTTCTTGTGGCATGGTACATTATTTCCTGTCGAGTCTGAGGAGGAGTGATGAAATAATTAAACAGATCTACAAAGTATCTTCATTGTTATCTTTACAATATTTTTGTAGAGTTTTACAGAGTTACAAAGGTGTAAGACAACTACCTTTAAAGTGTTGTCAAACTACTAAGAGGGAACAAAAATGATTATAAACGTAATCAAAAAACAGAAACCACCAGTAAGAGTTACTAGCTGTATGAAGTATGCTCAATGGCGAAGTGTCTTTAATAATATGGCAGTAGGAGATTGGTTTGTTGTATCTAAAAAAGATCGACAAAGAACTGCTATAGCTTTTAGATATCATGGCTATGGTAACGGAGGTTATACAAGTTACAGACACCCAGATGATGCAGATAGCATAGTGTTTGTTAAGTCGTAGCTTTCCCCCTGTAGAGTTGGTAGTAATCTCTTTTACCAAAAGGATACGGAAGAATATACTACACTTCCTGTTCGTTGATAGTATTGCGGTGAATAAAAACTACCCCTAATTTTAATAATGTAATGAGGAGATTACATATGTCATACAAACTTTTATCACAACCTAATTCTAACCCCAAAGTAAAAAAGGGTAACACTAAAGATAGTGACTACATCACAACTATCATGCACCTTAGACCTGTATCAACTAGGATATGTCCTTATCAAGATATTGCTAAGTGCAAGACAGCTTGTTTAAATACTGCAGGTTTAGGAGGAGTCTATCCAAGTATTCAAAAGTCTCGACAAGCTAAGACAGATTTGTTTTTAAATGACAGAGATACTTTCATGACTATGCTTTATAAAGATATAGAAAAATTTGTAAGATTCTGTGAAAAGAAAAACAAGAAACCTGCAATCAGATTAAACGGCACATCAGATATTCAATGGGAGACTATTAAGCATGAAGGTGTGACCGCCTTTGAAAAGTTTCCTCAAGTTCAGTTCTACGACTACACTAAAATCCCTACCAGAAAAATATCCCACATACCTAATTATCATTTAACTTGGTCTTATTCAGAGGCTAATCAAAAGTATGCAAACTATTTCGATAAACTTAAATATAATATTGCTGTTGTCTTTAGTAGCAAGACGCTACCCCCTATGTTTAAAGGGCTACGAGTCATTGACGGAGATAAAACAGACATGAGATTCCTTGACGGAAACAAGCGTATCGTAGTAGGATTGAAGGCAAAGGGTAAAGCCAAGACAGATACAAGTGGCTTTGTAATTCACAACTTAAATAGGAGAACAGCGTAATGCAACACTTAAAAGATGTACTCATTGACATTGGTTATACACCTCAAGAAGCAGACCGAGAACTAAATGGTCTATACCATTTCAAAAGACACGATCAGAAATGGTACGCTCACATTGACAAAGACAAAGACTATCAAGAAGAAACTGATAAACTTTTAGACGAGCCACAAGCTAAAGACGATTACTATATGTCACTAATAGATTAGGAGAAAGGTATGAGTGAAGAAGAAATGTATTTGAACACCTTGATAGCAG